TTAAAAAACATTCTTTATATACTTCTCGAAATTTTCTTTAGCGTCATCATTCATTTTTTTAGTTACATGACTATATACTTCACTCGTAATGGCTTCAGATTTATGACCTAAGCGTTCCTGGATTACTTTCATAGGTACATTGCTTTCTAGAAGCAATGTAGCATGTGTATGTCTTAGTTTATGAATACTTAATCTATTATCTTTACCTAGTAATTTTCCAGTAACATACATCATAGTATTATGAGTTGTTGAACGTGGTAATGGTTCACCAAACTCATTACAGAAAATATAATCGTAAGAATTATTATAGAAATCCGCATTAACAATTTTGTTACTATTTTGTAGATTCTTAAGTTTAAACAGTTCTTTAGCTAACTCATCTGAAATAAAAATAACTCTGTTTTCTTTATTTTTAGTGGGTCCAAATTTATTAGACTTTTGATTATACGATTTAGTAATTGATAATGTTTTAAGTTTTCTATCATAATCATTCCAATTTAAAGCACTAACTTCGCCAATTCTCATACCAGTTTCTATTAGCGTTCTAAATAAAAAATATTGATATACATCTCTTTTACGTACCATATCTAGAAATGGTTTAATTTTATCTTTAGGTAGATACTTAGCTTTTTCTTGTTGTTTCAAATCTATGTGTTGCAAGGTTATACCATCACATGGGTTGTGATAGATGAGTCTGTCATATTTAGCTCGTTCTAAGCTACGCTTTAATAGATTATGTGTTTTAGATAATGTGGATTTACTATAGCCTTTTTCAATTAAGTAATTGATAAAACTTTGATGCTTTGAAGGTGTGATATCTTTTATATTTATATCGTTATAAAAGTCTAATATTCGTTTCTTAGAGAATTGTTCAATGTCAAAACTACTATCGCTTATCTTATTTTTTCTCCAAGTTTCAAGATAGTAATCCAGCCATTCTTTTAGAGTATAGTTTTTTTCTTCTTTATAGCCTTTATTAATTTTACTCTCTAATTCTACTGCAGCGCGTTTAGCTTCTTGTTTCGTTCTAAAGCCTGATTTACTAATATATTTTTTTCTTTTTAAATTATCATTATAATGAATTTTAAAACGCCATTTACTACCACGTTTTTCGAATGATGCCATATAAATCATCTCCTAGTTGTTAATTCTTGTTGTATATAAATAGGGTAGACAAGCTACCTATAATTATTATTTATAAGTATTATTAAAACTTTCAGCATATTTCGCTGGATTATCATAAATTTCATTTTTATACTTTTCAATGTTATTGATAGCATCTTCATTCCATCTACTCGAAGCTACACGGGTACCATTAATTTTTATTCCAATATTAGCTGATTTAACGTCAGTATTTGCTTTGTTGATACCAATGAGCGTTTGAGCTATAGCTTGATTTATAGTCTTTTTAGTCATATTTTTAGTTAAATTTTTGTCAACTGATATTAAAATATTAGTATTAGCACCAAACTGACCTAATTCTTCGACTTTTCCTAGATGTAATTCATTTTCAACTGAATTTCTTAGTTGATTAGTTTGATTTTCGCTATTATCAATAATTACATCATTAGTTTTTATCGAATTTTTTTCATTGTTAATTTTAGGATCTTCATTTGTATTTGAAGCGGGGATTTCAATTTTATTACTATCTTTAGTTTCTTGTTGGTGATTTGATGTATCGGATTCTTCATTTGAATCAGTATTTGGTAGTGTTAAGGTGATAACGAAAAATATTGTGAATATTAAAGATATGATTACTTTTGTCGACTTTTTAAAGAAAGTATATCGCCATATTAAAAATACTCCTAATGGAAAGAAAAATGTTAAGGACAAAAATATAAACCAATTTTTTTTATAAAATGGTGTTTTTTCTAGCTGCATAATTCATCACTCCTGTATAATATAAAGCTAATTGTCGTTTAACAATATTTTAAGAAATGCGAGATTGGGATATTTATAGTTGTAAAAATAAATAGTTTGAAGAATTTGATAGGTAGGTAATTCAAAAAAATTGCTTAATTTTTGGAGGGTATTGCAATTATAAATCTCTATAGCTTTTTGAATTTTCATAAGAGGAACTAAATAACTTATGTCTTGATTTAAATTTTTAAGAATAGAATACGATTTCCTAAAATCAGTATTCGAAGACAATTTAGTATTTATATATAAATTTTTATCTACTATCAAACACTCTAACTTTTCAGGCATCTCTTTATACTCAATATTAATGCCCTCAATCAACTCCTTGAATTGATGCATAATTTTCACTCCTTTATATAATAATTTTTTTGAAACTTAGTTTTTTCTTTTATAGCCTCATCTCCAATTTAAAAGTAAAATTATGCATAATTTAATTTATAAAAAAAAGAGACACAATTATACTAACTAAAAAAATTAGTAATAAATTAGCGTCTCTTTTTATTTATCGCCTTTATTATTTCTCTTACTTATCAAGTAATGAATAAAATTTTCTATTTCTTTTAATTCTTCTTCGGTTACATCCGAATTAATTAAAGCTGATACTTGATGTTTTTGCATAGTAGTTTTTTCTTCAGTTAATTCAGATTTTGTTACATTAAAGTAATCAGAAAGTTGTTGAATTCTTTTTATTCTAGGATATTTTAATTCTTGAATCCAATTAGATATAGTGGGTTGAGTAACTCCAATAGCCTCTGCAAGTTCCTTCTGATCTATATTATTGTTTTTCATTAATCTTTGAAGATTTTCAGAAAAAATTTTTCTAGCACTTTTATTACTCATATTAAAACTCCCTTAATATTACTTAATGTAATATTAAATTACCATAAGTGATATAAATACACAATAGTTTTTATTACTTTTAATAACAAAAAATAACTTTTCATATTGACACGCTACGGAAAGTAATATAAAGTTATTTTCAAGAAAGCGAGGTGTTAAGTATGCCAGAACAATTAACTATTAAAAAATGGAGATTATTAAAAGATTTAAGACAACAAGATGTAGCAGATAAATTGGGGGTAGCTAGAAAAACAGTAGGTTATTGGGAAAAAGAAGACGCAAATGTAAGTAATGTTGTAATTTATGCTTTAGCGAAATTATTCAATATTGAAATTGATCAAATAAAAGTTTAGATATTTTTTTATTTTTTGTATAACTTTTAATAACTTTTAATTTTGGAAGAGGTGTTTTAATGAGCAATATATCTATTGAAATTGATAATGACTTTATTAATCAACTAGTGCAAGAAAAAGTAGAAAGTATTTTAAGCAACTACAAAAGAGAAGTTGCTGCAGTGGATATTAAAGATTTAGTGACTATCACAGGTCTTAGTAAATCAACTTTAGTTAATAAAATTGTAGTTGAACCTGAAATTGTTGAAATAACAAAACGAGTTGGCACAAGAGTTTTGTATCTATATCCGCAAGTGTTAGATGCATATCAAAAAATACTTAATCGCATAAACAACTAAGGAGGGAGGTGATGATATGACTAAGGAAACTAAAGTAACGATCATTACTGGATTTACATTTATAACAATATTCTTTGCTTTAATGATTGCAGAAGTATTTATCACACGAGCAACTGCTTACGCACTATTCGCATCATTATTTATGTATTTATTTTTTGATAAGTATTTCTTTGAACAAAAAAAGACTGAATGCTAACGGCAATTAGCAAACAGTCAAATAAAAAACTACCTATTCAAATTATAGCAACTATGGAGGTTTGCAACAATGAACATTGAAAAATTTTTAAATAGTTTAAATCGAATTAAAGAAATGCTATTTGAAACAGAAAACAATCCAATTATTAAGAAAGATAGTACAAACCACAAGTAGTATGAGTTTTAAATTATATAAACATCAAGAAAAAGCACTAGACCAAACCGAAAACTTTAATAAAGTTGCCTATTATTTAGACATGGGATTAGGAAAAACATTTATAGGATCTGAAAAATTATGGGAATTAAACGCACCATATAATTTAGTGATTTGCCAAAAATCAAAGATAGACGATTGGTACACACACTTAACAGATTACTATTCAGACGATTATGAGGTAATAATTTTTGATAAACAGAGATTTGAGTATATCAAAGAAAATACAATTTTGATTGTAAATTATGAGAAAGCTATTGTAAGACCTGAACTAAAAAAACTGCATAATTTTACATTATTGTTAGATGAAAGTCAGTATATAAAAAATGTTAAATCACAACGTACTAAATTAATTATTAATGATTTACATCCTGACAATGTCATTTTATTAAGTGGTACGCCGATTGACGGTAAATATGAGGAATTAATTACGCAAATTAATTTACTAGGTTGGAAGATTAAAGAAAAGATGTTTTTATCACATTATACAAAGCGTGAGTGGGACGAAAACGAGATGAAATATAAAATTATTGGTTATCAAAATGTCGAACGCCTAAAACAAAAACTTAGAAAATACGGTTGTGTATTTATGAAAACTGATGAAGTATTCGAGCTACCACCACAAACTGATATTTTCTTAAAGCCTAAAAAGACAAGAGAATATGACGAATTTATAAAAGAAGGTATTATTCATCTAGAGGATAGAACATTGATAGCAGAAACTGCAGCAGTTGGAAGCATGAATGCTAGGTTACTGTGTACTGCTTTCAATCAAAATAAATTAGCTATGTTAAAAGATTTAATTGAAAGTACTGAAGATAGACTAGTGATTTTCTACCAATACAATTTAGAAAAAGAAGCCATAGAGAATTTAGTAAAAGAGTTAGATAAACCACTATCTTACATTAATGGTGAAGTCGTTGATAAAGAAGCCTATGACAATAATAAAAATAGTGTAACCTTAGTGCAATATCAAAGTGGTAGTTTTGGCCATAACCTACAAAAAGCAAATAAAATTATCTTTTTTGGCTTACCAAATAGAGTATCTTATTTTGAGCAAAGTAGAAAACGAACACACCGAATAGGTCAAGAACGACCATGTTTTTATTACTACATGCTCACTTCAGGTACGTATGAATGGAAAATCTATCAAACATTAGTTAATGGTCGAGATTATAATGATGAGTTATTTAGGGAGGATACAAGATTTGACAAAGACATATAAAAGTGAAGCGGCTTTTCAAACAGATGTGATGCATTTTTTAAAGAATAATTCAAATGCCTTTGCAGTTAAATACTGGGCTGGTAATAAGTTTACAGTAAACGGTATACCTGACGTGATAGCTTGTATCAATGGTGTTTTTCACGGGATAGAACTTAAAACGAATACAGGTACCGTAAGAGGTATTCAAAAAGAGAGAATAAAGCAAATTCAATTAGCGGGTGGAGAAGCTTATGTATTACGTCCTAAAGATTTTGAAGAGTGGAAAAGGAAGTGGTTTTAAATGCAATTCAGTTATTCACGAGTTGATTTATTTAAACGTTGTCCCTACCATTTCAAATTACGATACATTGATAAGCTAACTGAATTACCTAACTATGATGCCACCAGTCCATTAATTATAGGACATGCTTTACACACTGGCATTGAAAAAGGTAAAGAAGCCATGCTAAGAGAATTTTATAATGCTTTTCCACTAGGCACTGATGATGTGATTAATGAGGCTATTAAGTTAGAACATAGTCTAGAGAAAGCTGAAGAATGGTTAAGTGATTTTAAACATAGTTTTGTATTTACTGGTGAACTGGAATTTATACATGAATATCAAATTAATAAACCTAAATTTATTGGCTTTGTCGATTTGATAGTAAAAAGAAAAGGTACTAAAGACATAGCAGTGATTGATTTTAAATATAGCAATTCCATAGATAAATATAAACAATCACCTCAACTTCAAATCTATAAACACTATCTTGAAGAAGAAGGTTATAACGTCATTGCTATGAACTATCTTTTCTTACCAAAGACGAGTATCAGACAAAAGAAAGAGGAAAGTATTATTCAATTTAGAAATAGATTACATCAAACCATGAAAAAGCTAAAAGCGACATGTATCACAATCGAGCCACAAGATATGGATATCATTTATTTTTTAAATGAATGTGACGCCATTACAAAAGCAATTGATGACAAAACATTTAAATGGATTAAAAATCCTAACAATGAATGTTTCGCTTGTAATCCTAGATTTGCAATAGAGTATTTAGAACAACTAGAGAATGATAAAGGAGAATTACTAATGACATTACCTAAAAATGAACGTAGAGAAAAGAAAATTGATGAACGCCCTGACTTTTGGATTTATGGAGATTCATATGTTGGAAAATCTACATTTGTAGATCAATTCGACAATTTACTATTTTTAAACACTGACGGCAACACTGATAATACAACATCACCAGTCATTTATATTAAAGATGAAGTTATTAAACAGGGACGTATTACAAAGCGAAAATTTGCATGGAAACAGTTTTTAGAAGTCATTGAAGAATTAGAAACTGATACAGAAAGTGGCTTTAAAACGATTGCGATTGATTTATTTGAAGATTTAAGAGAACACTGCCGAATTTATGTATTTGATAAAAATGGTTGGGAACATGAATCCGATGGCGGATATGGTAAAGGCTGGGCAATGGTTAAAACAGAATTTAACAATGCCATTAAGCGACTTAAAAATTTAGGTTATCAAATCATCTATATCAGTAAAGAAGTTAAATCTGAAACTACTTTAAAAGGGGGAGCAGTTAGAACAAACTTCATACCAAACATTGATGATAAAACTGCTAACTTTACTACTGGTACAGTAGATTTAACAATACGTGCTTTCATGAATAGTGACGGTGAACGATTATTACAACTGGCTAAACAACGTAACGTGTTTGGTGGTGGCCGTTTCAAATTCTTAAATGAAACATGTGCATTAAATAAAGATGAATTTGTGAGTGAGTTAGTTGCTGCACAAAAAGCATCATATGCAAAAGTGAAAGGTAAAACTAAAAAAGCAATTGTACGAGATGAAGTAGTTAAAGAAGAAAAAACTAAAGAAGAAGTATTAGAAGTTAAAGAAACAGTAACCGAGGAACAAGTGCCACCTGGTGAAGATGTCGAAAAAGTAGAACCAATAGAAGAACCCAAACGTAAACCAAGAAAACGTAAATCATCTATTAAAGAAGTAGTAGAAGAAGCTAAAGAAGAAACTGAAACAGAAGATACTGAAGAAAAACCTAAACGTACACGTAGAAGTAGACGTAAAAAAGCAGAATAGAAAACTAAATATTAATTTATGGAGTGAAGAACATGAAACGAGAATTGAATACAACTGAACAACATTTTGCAACAACTAGAGTTGAAGCAGAACGCATTGTACAAGAAGCAAGAGATGAAGAAAAAAGTAATTTAACATCACAAAAGATTGATAGTAAATCAAACAAGTATGGCGAATATTATATAGTCACACTTAAATTTACTTTTAATACACCAAAAGAGATTATGGCTTACGAATAAGATAACAACAAGATTAAACATTAAAACGTAAAGGATTGATTAAATATGACTGAAACAATTAACTGGGATCAATTTGATAAACAAGTAAGTACTGAGGAGATTCAAAATGCAGTAAACGACGCAAAAAATAATGATTATCCTGAAATACCTGACGGCACATATGAAGTTGCATTAGAAGATATAGTACTTAAAACAAGTAAAAAAGGCGATCCAATGTTAACTATTACTTTCGTGATTTTAGAAGGTGAATATAACAATAATAAAATTTGGTACAATGGCGTGATGCAACCTAACAATGAAAAAGCAATTGGTTATCAAGTGCATAAAAACAATATAATGTTACGTAGCTTATTAGAGCAAGAAGAAGATAATGAAAGTAGAGTATTCTTTAAAGGTTTTAACCAATATAATGATTTAGTTTTAGATTTAGCTGAAGAATTAGTAGAAGCAGAATTTGCCTTAGAAATTACTACTGATAAAAAAGGCTATCAACAATATAAAATTATAGAAGTATTTGAAGTAGAATAGACAATTAAATAGCCCGATTAGTATCGGGCTATCTTATTATCATATTATCATATTTTTAATTTTTTTATAAACGATTGGTAAGATTTTTATCATTGCCCATATTAAACCTAGAAAAGCAATAAATGATTCAGCATTATCTTTAGTTATACTTAGTGATAATAATATTACAATAAAAATAAAAAACGTTAGAAATATAAAAAAAAGGAAATTTACAGCACCAGTAAAAGGATTTCCCTTATAAAACATATAAAAAAGTGTTATTAAAGCAATAGCACTTCCTCCAAATATCATACTGAGAAAAACAGAAAAAATAATATTTGGAGATATGCTATCCCAAATGCTTTTAAATATGGAATGAGAAAAAGAGCTGTAATTAAAATGCTTTTTTATATTAAAACTCGCATAAATAACAATTATCAAATATAAAATAAAAATTACTAAAGAAGCTTTATTTTCTTTTAAAAAATCTTTCAATTTATAAACACCTCATTTTTATAATTAAATTTTCTTACAAAAGGAGGGGATTTTCAATACTATTTTACGATTTTGAAGTATTTAAGCATGATTGGTTAGTGGTTATTATAGATACTGATACGAAAGATACGTATGTCATTATTAATAACACAGATGAATTAATAAACTTTTATCATAAACACGTCACTGATTTTTGGATAGGTTATAACAGTCGAGAATATGATCAGTGGATATTGAAAGGCATTATTTCAGGATTTAATCCTAAAAAAATAAACGATTTTATTATTGTCCACAAAAAGAAAGGGTGGCAGTATTCTGGACTTTTACACAAAGTGAAATTGCTTAATTATGACGTTCAAACTGGTTTTCATTCTCTTAAGCAGCTTGAGGGGTTTATGGGTAACGATATCAGAGAAACGACAGTAAGTTTTGATACCGATAGAAAATTGACAGATAGAGAATTAAAAGAAGTTATTAAATATTGTAAGCATGATGTAGAACAAACTATTCAAGTATTTATTAATCGTTTTGAAGAATTTCAATCACATATTGCATTGATACGAACCTTTAGCTTACCAATGAAAAATTTAACTAAAACAAAAGCACAATTAAGTGCCATGATTTTAGAAGCAAGACAACCACAATTACGACGTAGTGATGAAATGGAATATACCATACCAAGCACGTTAGATATTAATAAATATCATGAAGTTGTAACGTTTTATCAAACAGTGAGAGATTATGATAAAAAGTTAAAACTTACTATTGCGGGTGTCACTCATGAGTTTGCGTGGGGGGGCTTACATGGTGCTAGAAAAAATTATTTTGCTAAAGGTTACTTTTTAAATGTTGATGTAGCTTCATATTACCCGTCACTGATGATTGAATATGATTATTTAAGTAGGAATGTACCAAATAAGAAAAAGTATCGCCAAATACGAGATAAACGGCTTGAATTGAAAGCTAAAAAGGATAAACGACAAGCACCATTTAAAATTGTTTTAAATAGTACGTATGGAGCAATGAAAGATAAACATAATGGCTTATACGATCCTAGACAAGCGAATAATGTTTGTGTTGCTGGAATGTTATTACTACTTGATTTAATTGAAAAGCTAGAGCCACATTGTGAGATTATTCAAAGCAATACAGACGGTATTTTAATTAAAATGCGTAGCTTAGATGATTTTGATTTAATTGATGATATTTGTTTTGAGTGGGAAGAACGTACACATATGAAGTTAGAGTTTGACCACTTCACACACGTCATTCAAAAAGATGTAAATAACTATATCTTAGTGAATGATAGAAAAGGCATTTATAAATCAAAAGGAGCTTACGTTAAAAAATTAAATAATTTAGATAATGACTTACCAATAGTGAATAAGGCAGTCGTTAATTATTTTGTTGAAAATATACCAGTTGAAAAGACTATTAGAGAATGTGACGAACTTATCGAGTTTCAAAAAATAGTTAAAGTCAGTGGTAAATATCAACATGCTATATATGGCACTAAAGTTATGAATGAAAAAGTGTTTAGAGTATTCGCTTCCAAAGATAGTAGCGATAAATCTCTAATGAAAGTTAAAAATAACAAACCTGAAAAGATTGGCTACACATCTAGTAAATGTTTTATCGATAATAAAAACATTATCGGAAAAAAGATACCTCCTAAATTAAATAAGGATTGGTATATTACAATAGCTAAAAAGCGCATTAATGATTTCAAAGGTGAACATTTTGACCAACTTGAATTAAGTATTTAGGATTGGTTTTAAATGAGTAAACATAAGTCATTAGAACAAGATAAAGTCAATCATCCAACACATTATAATTAAGGAAAAATAGAAGTGATAGATTTTATTGATCAAGTAACTAATAATTATAAAAGCTCATTAGCGTATTATATTGGCAATGTTATTAAGTATGAGAGTAGAGCTAATTTTAAAAACGGTGTGGAAGATTTAAAGAAAGCAAAATGGTATCTAGAACGTACCATCGAAAAATGGAAGTGATGTAAATATGGAATTTAAATTATTAGATAAACAAGGAAAAGAAGTAGTCATAGTAAAACGATTAAATCCACATTCGTATTCATTAAAAGGGATTAAAGATACACCATTTAGCAACTTAATTATGTGTATTAATCCAAGTGAGTTACCCGAATATAAAAAACGATTTAATTTATTTACACAATTTGAATATGATAGAAAATTGTGTTCAAAAACAAAATTTGATTATACCGTATTAGATTTATTAATTAGCGCAAATTTTAACCTTAATAAATTTAATTCAGGCAATTTAGAAGAAGATAATAAAAGTGATTCAATTGGTAAACATCAATTATCTATGGCAATAGAATTTATTTCTAAAGGCTTAGATTTGAATTCACCAATTGAATTTAATAAGTAGGATTAAATTATTTATGTTGTGAATGATATGATTCGTACTTGTGTTGCATGATTAATGTTTCAATATTTTTTATAACAATATTAGATAAGCGTTTCATATCTTCTATAGTAAGATCCTCATGTCTTTGATAAGGGTGAGCACCATCATTACCAATCCATGCTATTAAATCAGATAACCACGGTGTTTGAGGTAAATTAAGTAATTGAATTCTTGCTGAAAAAGTTTTCTTTTGTAGAGAATTTTCGCTTTTATTTTCAAATTTGATTAAATAATCCCAAACTAGTTGTTCAATAGCCTTTCGATAACCTAGTTTTAATAAATCATTTAAATTATGTTTTTCAGCAATATTTAATTGTGAAAAGATTGTGGTGAAATCAGGTGAGCATTCTTTTAAATCTTGAGAAAATTGTTCATCTGAACTCTTATATGAGATATAAACTGGATGTGAATTATGAATTGAGTTGTAAAGATTTGTAGCCTGTTTTTTGTATTGTATTAAAAAATGTTGCTTACACTCATTACAAATAAAAATAACTGAAAATAAACTATCATTTTGTTCTAAACCTGAAGATGATTTAACAAAAGGTGTTTGAACTTGTTCACAATAAGGACATGATTTTGGCAATTTAATATCAATTTTAATTCCTTGAGTTGTAACCTGATTATTAACAGTGATTGGTAATGATAATGTATATTTAGACAAAATTATGCACCTCTCAAATTTTAGTAAAAATATTATATCAATTTATATATGTAATGAGAATGAAAATGAACCATTTAATTAAAAATATAGAAGAGTGGAGTATAGATAAGAATCTTCATTTGGGTAAACCTGATAGACAAGCATTGAAATTTTACGAAGAAGCGGGCGAAGTAGCCGTAGCATTAGCGAGAAATAATAAAGACGCATTAAAAGACGGAATAGGCGATACTGTAGTGACGTTAATCATATTAGCACAACAACAAGGTTGGACTTTAGAAGAATGTTTACAGTACGCCTATGATGAAATTAAAAATAGAAAAGGTAAAATTATAAACGGTACTTTTATTAAAGAAAGTAATTTATAGAATTTATTAATATTTACCTACAAACAAATCAATTAAACGTTGTTTGTAATCAAAATAATTTGCATTTCTTTTGTGAACGCCTCGAGTAGTGTAAGTCTTTAAACATAAATTTTCATCTGAATTTTCATTTGCTTCGGCACTAGGTATAAAAAATACAGCACGTTTCGCTTGGTACGAATTTAAATCTAATGGAAACGGTGAAATTGATTTATTAATTTTTTGTCCATGTTCGCCTTTACCATAAACAACAGTTTGTTCAGAATAAATTCCATTAGCAGAAATAGAACCTATGCTAATAGGATTTGCAGAGTTATTTTCAAAATGAGCGATAATAATATAACCTATTTTTTTATCTTCACTTGTGTAGGGTTTTACAAAGATAGCTTCTATTTTAACGCTCATTTTAAATTTATTTCTATTGTAGTTCCAAATAAAAGTAGCTATAGAAACGCATAAAGAAATTATGGATATTGCAATTGCCATTTTTATTTTTACCTCACTTTCTATAAAAAGTAATTTAAGTATACCAAAACAATTATTTAAGGATTGAAGATTATGACAGAATTTACAATTATATTTTTAACAACAGTATTTTCAATAGTTGCATTTTATTTATATAGTTCTCTTAGTAATAAAGTATTAAGAGCATGTAGTTTTATTATATTAGATATATGTTTAGTTATTGCTATAAATATATCAATAACATATGACTTTTTAAATACAGTATTGATCTTATTGTTTTTACTTATTCTATATGAAATAGCTGAATTAAAATTTAAGCAAAGAGAATTACATATTAAGTTAATTAATATTCACAATAAAGTTCAATCGGTTAAGAAACTGGATTTAGGAGTTAAAGAAGGTGTAGTAAAAAGTTATATTATACGTGTATTAAATAATAATGATGAATTTATAGAAGTAATACAACAACGTATTAATGAGAAATTTTATGTGATTGAAGCAGAGAGTAAAGCAGAAGCTATTGAAAGATATAAACAGTTAAAAAATCATTTAAGTTAGATTTATGGAAGGTTAGTGTAACAGCTAACCTTATTTTAAAAGGAAGTGTATACATCATGAAAAAACAAAAACAAATTGATATTTCAAAAATTATTATTCCTATTGATGCAGTTAATAAATTAAAAGAATTTCATAGCGAATTAGATGAACATCTAAACTTTGAGGAATTTGAAGAGTTGTTAAAAGTTTATCAAAAAGTATTAAATCGTTTGGAAGAGGAAACTAATCAAAAGATAGATAAAATCATAGAGTTTAAACCATTATCTTAAAAATTTCAGAAAGGAGGATAATCATGTATAAAGGTTATTTAAAGTCTAGGGGTAAACATACCGTTACTACTTTTAAAGATAATAAAGATTCACTACTGACTTATAAACAAGCACGTACTTTAAAAAGTTTTGTTGGTGTGTTAGATGAAGATTACATTATGGTTGATGTTGATGATATGAATGAAGCTAACTTACTACTAGATATCATTGATGATGAACAAATTAAATGTAATGTACTTCAAACAGATAACGGCATGCACTTTTACTTTAAAGGTTATAACATGACAGCCAATAAAACAAAACAGTTTTCGGCTATTGGTATCATGTGTGATTATAAATTAGGTATTAAAAATAGCTGCGATCCTTTAAAAATAAACGGTACCTTTAGAGAATGGATTAAGCAAGTAAATGATGATGAATTAGATGAATTACCAAAATGGTTAGAAGCGACTTTTAAAAACGACCCTGGTTTTTCTGAACTTGCGGAAGGTGATGGTCGTAATCAAACATTGTTTAACTATATTCTAAAGTTACAACAAATCGCGTTTAGTAAAGAAGAAATAAGAAATACAATTCGCTTGATTAATAAACATGTACTATTTGAACCAATATCTGATAAAGAATTAGATGTCGTGTTACGTGATGAAGCCTTTTTAAAAGAATCGTTTTTTATTAATAGTAAATTCCAACATGATTTATTTGCTAAGTTTCTTATATCTGAGTATCACATTATTAGAATAGCAGATATTCTACACATCTATTTAGATGGTTACTATTCAGATAAACAAGATGATATTGAAAGGGTAATGATTAAACATATACCAGGATTGAAAAAAGTACAACGACAAGAAACTCTTGCATATTTACAATTACAAACTGTCCAAAAAGAATTATCGCCCGTGAATTACATTACTGTAGCAAATGGAATTTATGACTTATATACAGAAACAATACAGCCATTTACACCAGAAATTATTGTAAAAAATAAAATACCCGTGCCTTTTATTCAAGATAGTTATTATGAAATCGCTGATAAAACATTTAATAAGTTAGCAGTGAATGATAATGAATTAAGACACTTATTTGAAGAGATATTGGGTTACGCATTATTTAGACGTAATGAGTATGGTAAGTTTTTTATTTTGACTGGTGGAGGTAGTAACGGTAAATCATCATTCTTAAAAATCTTACGTGCCTTAGTTGGTGAAATAAATACATCTAGTGTTGCACTTAAAGATTTAAACGGTAGATTTAAAACGGCAGAATTGTTCGGTAAGTTAGTTAACTTAGGTGACGATATTGGTAAAGGTTTTATTAAAGATAGTGCAGAATTAAAAAACTTATCTACTGGTGAAACATTAGTTGTTGAACGAAAAGGAAAAGATCCTTTTGATTTACGTAACTATTCAAAATTAATTTTTAGTGCGAATGAAGTACCAAGAATTGATGACAAAACAGATGGGTTAAACAGACGTTTAATGATTGTACCTTTCAAAGCGCAATTTAAAAATACTGATATTGATTATGATCCATTTATTATTGATAAGTTATTAAGTCCTGAATCACTACAATATTGTTTGGTTATGGCTATTAATGGACTAAAACGATTAATAAAAAATAACCGCTTCACCAAAGCTAAATCAGTAACAACAGAGATTGAAGCATATAAAGAAAGAAATAATCCTGTATTAGCTTTTTTGAATAGTGAAGAGCCTAATTTAGAAAATGAGTGTACTAGGGATATATATACTCAATATAGCGAATATTGTGTAGATTATGGTTATAAACCTGTAAGCAGAATTGTTTTTGTTAGAGAAGTTTGTAGTATAAAAAATCTCACTACTAAAAGAATTAGAGTTGATGGAGAACGTAATTATATATTTGTCCCGTTTATCTAGGACAGATATATACATATCTAGGTCATTATCTAGGACACTGAAAAACCTATGTATTTCAAGTGTTTAAAGTTTTTTTAAAAGTAAGTGTCCTAGATGTCCTAGATGTTTTCAATTTCTTTATAAAAAAGAAAACTATATAAAATAATATATATAAAAAGAAATACTATATATCTGGGACACCTAAAATGTACTTGAACCGTTGATATATAAAGGGATTGAGATGTCCTAGATAATAAATTAATCTAGGACAGAATAAAGTCTTAAGTGTATAATTACACTATAAATTATATTGATGAGGTGTGTTTAATGTTAGATTTGTTAATGTCGTATCTATTAACAAAGAATAAAGTGCTTAAACGAATAAAAGATTTAATGCGGTATGATGTTGTAGACATTAATGAACTTGCATTAAATAGACAAATATTAAATGATATTAATTATGTGATTGAATGGATTAGAGGAGGACATGAACCTAATAATTATAATGCGATAGATAAACGTCAATGTTATTTGGTTAATCCTAAAACAATAGAGAAGATGATAGATTATTCAATGTATGTTAAAAGAGGTACTGATGAATATAGCGATTATATTCAAGATGTTAATCATAAAGCGTATTATGCTTTAATGAAATTGTCTAAACAAGAGCTAGATGTTTTCTTAATGCATAAATGTGAAAAACTAAGTTTAAATGATGTAGCAGAATTATTAAATGTAAGTAAGAGTTCCGTAAATAGCTATTTAAAACGTGCATTGAATAAAATTAATAGTGAGTTAGAACAAAGCTTGTTTTTATAAATTATGCCGACCCTTTGATACATTAGTGAGATAGTTAACTTCTGGCTATCTCGACGACATGTATCTATTGGGATTTCTTAATAACCATTGTTCCTCCTTTAACTATGAGAGTTAGTTCTTACCTAGATGAACGTCCGTTAGAAAAATCGGGTGTTCTCTTTTTATCTAATATTGTGTAAGATTAAAATAACTCGTATAGATAAAGAGAGGTTATGTAAATTGAATAGTACGAATTGGGGAGAAATAGTCTTAACTATTTTAGGTTCAGGTTCATTTTCAACAGTAGTTACTTACTTAATTAATAGAGGATTTAATAATAAAAAATTACATGCTGAAATAATTTCTAAAGCCAGAATTGATTGGATAAATGAATTTAGAAGTCTTTCATCTAGTTATTTATACGAAGCATACAAAACAGTAGGATTAGGACTAGAATTTTGGAAATATGATGATGAATTAAATAAACTAGATGAAAACACAGAACAATTTAGAGAAATAAAAGAAAAATACGAAAATACTATTGAGGAATATAATAAACAAGCAGGAAAAATGATTGAAACATATATACAGATGAGACTTTATTTACCTAAAAGAAATGGTAGACCCATGCAAAAAGAACATAAAAGAATAGTTGGGTATATTGATTTATTACATAAAAATATTACTTCAGCTGTGAAAAATAAAGAATTAGATAAAATTAAAAAAATAAAATCTAGACGTTTAAGATTTTTAACTGATTATATATCTAAATATTTAAAACAAGAGTGGGACAAAGCTAAAGCTAAGGAATAGTTTCCTAGAAAAAGTATACCCTATCTAAATATTACTCATCAGATTTTTGTACACTAGTTACAAAATAATCTGGTGTTTTTTATTATACCTATAAAGGTGGTGTAGGTATGGCTAGAGTTGTAGGTAAAGGTAAGAACGGACGTAAACAATATGAGTATGATTGGTTCTATCATTCAAAAGCATGGAGCAAGTTAAGGAGCATGGCACTTGATAGGGATAACTATCTATGTCAGAAGTGTCTAGCACATAACAAGATAACCAATGCTAAGATAGTCCATCACATTGTTTACGTAGATACTGATTTTACTAAAGCATTAGACCTGGATAACTTAATATCGGTGTGCCAAGATTGTCATAATAAAATTCATGCTAACGATAATGACAAAACGAACGAGAGAAATGTAAGAGTGATGAAAGTTTAAAAATTAAAATTGTTTTGAATTTCAAAATAAATAATTTTTATACCCCCCTACTAAGCGAGCAAAAAGCGATTCCGACGGGGACCGGCGGGGGGACCTTCGTTCGCAATGCGGATAACTTTTTCATGAAAGGGGGTTAACTATGAAAATAACAAAAAATAAGCTAATTCAATATATTGATGATTATCAAAAATCTGATGACATACTTATTTCTTTATATTTAGAAACTTACGAATTTTATTGTCGATTAAGAGATGAATTAAAAGATAGTGATTTAATGTTGAGTCATACAAATAAAGCAGGTGCAACAAATATTGTTAAAAATCCACTTAGTATTGAATTAACTAAGACTGTTCAAACATTGAATAACTTGTTAAAGTCATTAGGTTTAACTCCTGCACAAAGAGAAAAAATAGTTCAACAACAAGAAGATGGTTTCGGTGACTATTAAAATATTAAATAAGCCATCACCTAAATTGTTAACGACATGGTATGCCAAACAAGTAGTAGCAGGTAAGATTGTCGCAAATAAATACGTGATAAAAGAATGTGAGCGACACCTTAAATACTTAAAAGGTCATGAAAAGTGGATTTTTGATGAAGAATTAGCACATAGACCAATACGTTTTATAGAGAAATTTTGTAAACCATCAAAGGGTGCAAATAATCAATTAATACTACAACCATGGCAACATTTTATTATTGGTAACCTATTTGGTTGGGTACACAAAGAAACAAAGTTAAGACGATTTAAAGAAGCACTTGTATTTGTTGGGCGTAAGAATGGTAAAACAACGACTATTTCAGGGCTTGCTAACTATGGTGTGTCGCAAGATGGAGAAAATGGAGCCGAAATACATATGTTAGCAAACACTATGAAACAAGCACGATTATTATTTGATGAGTCCAAAGCTATGATAAAAGCAAGTCCAGTACTTAAGAAAAACTTTAGATCATTACGTGATGCCATTCATTATGATAAAACGATATCTAAAATTGAACCGCAAGCATCAGATAGTGAAAAACTAGATGGACTAAATACGCATATAGGTATTTTTGATGAAATACACGAATTTAAAGATTATAAACTTATCTCAGTTATTAAAAACTCAAGAGCAGCACGTTTACAACCATTATTGATTTATATCACTACTGCAGGTTTCCAGTTAAATGGACCACTAGTAGATATGGTAGAAGCGGGAAAAGATACATTAAACGGAATTATTGAAGATGAACGCACTTTTTATTACTTAGCTTCTTTAGATGATGAAGATGATATTAATGATAGTGAAAACTGGATTAAAGCTAATCCAAACATTGGGGTGTCGATTGATATTGAAGTTATGAAAGAAGAGTGGATAAAAGCAAAGCGTATTCCCGCAGAACGTGGCGATTTTATTACTAAACGATTTAATATCTTTGCTAATAATGATGAGATGAGTTTTATAGACCATACAACATTATCTAAAAATAATGAAGTGATCGCTTTTGATGAATTAGAAAATCATCCATGTACAGTGGGTTATGACTTATCTGAAACGGAAGACTTTACATCTGCATGTGCTACATTCGCATTAGATAATGGCAAAATTGCTATATTAAGTCACTCTTGGATACCAAAACATAAGGTAGACCTAGCGAATGAAAAAATACCATATAGAGAATGGGAAGAAGCGGGATATCTGACTATACAAGATAAACCTTATATAGATTATACAGATGTATATGACTGGATATTAAAAGTGAATGAACATCATCCAGTAGAAAAAATTACATATGACAGAGCGAACGCATTTAGACTTAATCAAGAGTTAAAAAATTATGGGTTTGTTACTGAAGAAACAAGGCAGGGCGCATTAACATTGAGTCCTGCTTTGAAATCGTTAAAAGAGTTATTTTTAGATGGCAAAGTAATCTATAACAATAATCCATTGTTTAAATGGTACGTAAACAATGTGAAATTAAAACTTGATAGAAACGGAAACTGGCTACCATCTAAACAAAATAGATATCGTAAAATAGATGGCTTTGCAGCATTATTAAATACCTACACCGATATTATGAATAAATTCACTGAAGAAAGTAACACGGGAAATATTGAATTTTTAAGTATTAAAGACTTAATGGATTAAGGAGGTGATTAAAATCGCAAGTGTGAACATCTTTACTAGGATAAAGCGTAGATTAATTGATAATTGGATAGATGAAACAAGTAATACACTTTATGATTTCTCGCCATGGCGTAACAAATCATTTTGGGGGAATATCAATAATACTCTAGAAACCAATGAAACTATTTTTTCAGCAGTAACTAGGTTAGCAAACTCATTATCTAGCATGCCAATTAAGTTATATGAAGATTATAAAGTCATAAACACAAACGTATCTGAACTATTAACAATTAGTCCTAATAACTCAGTAAGTAGTTATGATTTTATCAATCAAATTGAAACGGTAAGAAATGAAAAAGGTAATGCATATGTATTGATTGAACGAGATACATTTTCACAACCTAGCAAACTATATTTACTAAATTCAGACATAGTAAATATAGCAATAGAGAATAATAGTAGAGAAGTCTATTACATTATTCACGCTGCTTCCGGTAACAAACTTATCATTCATAATATGGATATGTTGCATTTTAAACACATTGTAGGCTCAAATATGTTAAAAGGGATAAGTCCTATTGATGTGCTTAAAAATACAACAGACTTTGATGCTGCTATACGTAAATTCAACTTATCAGAAATGCAAAAGCCTGACTCGTTTGTACTTAAATATGGTTCAAATATTGATGTGAAAAAACGTCAAAGTGTAATCGAAAATTTTAAAAAATTCTACGAAGAGAATGGCGGTATTTTATTTCAAGAGCCTGGTGTAGAGATTGATCCAATACCTAAGAAATATGTTTCTGAAGATATTGTTGCAAGTGAAAATCTTACTAGGGAACGTGTAGCGAATGTCTTTCAACTACCTGCAGTGTTCTTAAATGCTAATGAAAGTAGTAACTTTACGAAAAATGAAGAATTAAATCGATTTTTCTTACAACATACTTTAATTTCTATTATTAAACAATACGAATCAGAATTTAATCGTAAACTTTTGACACCTTTAGACCGTAAGAAAAATAGATATTTCAAATTCAATGTAAAAGCATATTTACGTGCAGATAGTGCTACACAAGCTGAAGTATACTTTAAAGCAGTTCGGAGTGGTTATTACACTATCAATGAAATTCGAGAACTTGAAGATTTACCGCCAGTCGAAAATGGCGATAAACCATTTATTAGTGGCGACTTATATCCAATTGATACACCACTAGAGTTACGTAAATCATTGAAAGGTGGTGATAAAGATGACAACGAAAAAGTACTTTCAAATCAAAAAGAAAACGGATAAAAAAGGCGAGATTTTCATTTATGGAGATATTGTGAGTGAAGAATGGTTTGCAAATGAAGTAACAGCACCTGGATTTAAGCAACAATTAGATGAATTAGGGAATGTTTCTGAAATAGATGTTCACATAAACTCGTCGGGTGGTAACGTGTTTGAAGGTCATGCTATCTACAATATGCTTAAAATGCATAAAGCAAAAATTAATATCTATATTGATGCATTGGCTGCATCAATCGCAAGTGTGATCGCTATGAGCGGTGACACTATTTTTATGCACAAAAACAGCTTTTTGATGATTCATAATTCATGGATTATGACAGTAGGTAATGCCAAAGAATTACGTGAAACAGCAGATTTATTAGATAAAACGGATGAAGCAAGTAATCAAGCATATTTAGATAGAGCGCTTAATATTAGCGAAGAAGAACTGAAAGAATTATTAGATGCTGAAACATGGCTTACTGCAAGTGAAGCGTTAGAAAAAGGATTTATTGATGAAATTTTAGAGCCTAATGAAATCGCAGCAAGCATATCTGATGAACGCTATAAGTTATTTAAATCTGTACCTTCATCCATTACAAAACAAGACAATAATGTAACAAAGCACTTAGAAGAACAAAAATTAAGACAAAAAATTATAAAAGAGTGTGAAACTTTAAAACTCACACTTAATTTATAGGAGGGTAAACGAATGCCAACATTATTTGAATTAAAACAATCGTTAGGAATGATTGGACAACAATTATCAAACAAAAATGAAGAATTAAGTAAACAAGCTTCAAATCCTAATGTAGATATAAAGGATATTGAGAAATTAAGAAGTGAAAAAGAAGGATTACAACAACGTTATGAAATCGTTGAACAACAAGTAAAAGAAATTGAACAAAAAGAAAAAGCGAAATTAAACGACAAAACTTCTGCTTATCAAAAATTAAATGGTGATGAAAAATTAATTAAAGCAAAAGCAGAATTTTATCGTCACGCTTTAAAACCTGATGAGTTTAAAGCACCATCACATGAAGCTAAAAAAGCTTTAATTGCTTTACCTGATGGAAATGAAAGTGGTGGAGATAAATTCTTACCTACTTTATTATCAAATGAAATAGTATCGGAACCTTTTGCGAAAAATAAATTACGTGAAAAAGCACGATTAACAAATATTAAAGGCTTAGAATTACCACGTATTGCTTATACATTAGACGACGATAACTTTATTACTGACGAAGATGTAGCTAAAGAAATCAAATTAAAAGGTGATACAGTAAAGTTTGGTTCAAACAAATTTAAAGTATTAGCATCAGTATCTGATTCTATTATTCATGGTTCAGATGTTGATTTGGTCAATTATATTGAAAATGCTTTACAATCCGGTTTAGCAGCTAAAGAGCGTAAAGATGCATTTTCTATTATTTCAACTTCTGAATCTCAACATATGTCATTTTATATTGGAGATAAAGTGAAATCAGTTAATGGAAAAACTACTTATGAAGCAATTACTAAAGCATTAGCTGATTTACACGAAGATTTTAGAGAAAATGCAAGTATTTACATGAGATATGCTGAATATGTAGATATTATTACTACTTTAGCGAATGGTTCTACTGCGTTATTTGAAGCAACTCCAGAAAAAGTATTTGGTAAACCAGTTATCTTTACAGATGCTGCAACTCATCCAGTTGTCGGAGATTTTAATTACTTTGGCATCAACTATAACGGCATTACTTTTGATACTGATAAAGATGTTAAACATGGTGAATATTTATTCGTGTTAACAGCTTGGTATGACCAACAACGTATCTTAGACAGTGCGTTCCGTATTGCAAAGGTGGATAATACTCCCTTATAATCCCCGAAATGTAGAAGTAAGACCTAATACTAGATCAGCGGTTGTATCTACAAATTAGGGGCGATGCAGAATGAATTTAGAAGATTTGAAAAAGTGGTTAAAAGTAGATTATAACTTTGAAGATAGTGTAATTACTGATTTAATCGAATCTGCTAAAGCTGAATTATTATTGAGTGGTGTACCTGAATATACTGAAAGTGATAAAGAGTATTCGCTTTTTATGACTGCCATAAAGTATATTGTCACTAGAGATTTTGAAACACGTGGCTTTATAACTGAAATATATAAATCAAAAGCATTTAATGAAAAAACATTACAATCTATGATACTTAAATTAAAAAAATGGTGAGGTGATTTTATGGAATTCAATGAATTTAAAAATCATCTTACCTTTTTTAAATATGTTAACAATGGACCATATCCCGACGAAAACGAAGAAGAAACACTATATAGTTGTTTTTGTAAAATATACAGTCCAGTCATAAAAGATATGGAAATATTAAAATCGAATGAAACTAAAATTACGTTGAATGTTGTTATTAGAGATGCTTCTGAATTCTATATCGTTAAATCTAATCATATAATAAAAATCGATAAAGCAATTTATAGAGATAAATTATTTGCTATTAAAGAAATTAGAGTGAATCATCCTAGAGAACACTACATCACTTTGTTGGTATCTGAAGTATGAGTGTAGAAGTTAAAGGTATGGAAGAAGTGTTATCGCAATTAGAAAAACGATTTAGTTCAAAAGAGTTGGTTCAAATTGAAGATGAAGCATTAAATAAAGGTTCTGAAGTGTTATTGAAAGCATTAAAAAGTAACTTTGAAAGTTTTAAAGCAACTGGTAACACTATCAAAGAAATGACCGTAACAAAACCATATAGCAAAAATATTTCTGTTTTAAGAGCTAAAAGTATTAAATGGAAAGGGCCAACGGGTAGATATAGAATTATTCACTTAAATGAACATGGTTATACAAGAAATGGTAAAAAATACACGCCACGTGGTTTTGGTGTGATTGCTAAAACCTTAAAAGAAGTAGAATCAGAATATCGAAATGTCGTTATTAAGGAGTTGAAGAAAAAACTATGAATATTTTAAACATAATAAGGACGTTAATTCTAGAAGATGAATTTTTAAAAGCCGAATTAGATAATAGAATTTATTTTTATGAAACGTCAAAAAACGCAGACATTACAAATAGTTTTGTTATTTTAACTCCTATTTACGACGAACCAAATACAATTGTATCGAATAACTATTTAGCTGAAGAATATCTAATACAGGTAGATGTTGAAACATATCATCATCAGAAAACAATAGATATCACAAAACGAATTAGACGCTTAATGTGGGAAAATGATTTATTACCTGCATCAAGCAAACTTGATACGTATTTTAAAGAAACAAAACGGTACGTGATGTCACGACGATATCAAGGCGTACCTAAAAATCAATATTATAAAGAAAAACACATCGATTAGGTGTGTTTTTTTATTTTTATAAAAATTGGAGGCAAAAGAATGGGATCATATGTAGCTGGATTTAAACGAATCTATGTCGGTGTATTCGACAATAAAGCGGAAAAAGTAACAGAGTTATATACATGGGAAGATGACAAAGGTGGTACTGTTCGTATGAACATTACAGGTTTAGCACCTGATAAAGTAGATATGTTTGCATCAAATAAACGTGTATGGATTAAAAAACAAGGTACAAACGAAATTAAATCTGATTTAGAAGTATTCAACGTACCTTCTGACGAATTAAACACTGTAATTGGACGTAAAAAAGATGCTAACGGTACTGCATGGGTAGGCGAAGATACACGTGCGCCATATGTAACTGTTGTAGGTGAATCTCAAGACGGTATCACAGGCGAACCAATTTATTGTTCATTAATGAAAGGTGTATTTAGTTTAGATAACTTAGAATTCAAAACTAAAGGCGAAAAAGCGGAAGCGCCTGAAGTTACAAAACTTGTAGGAGATTGGATGAACCGTAAAATTGAAGTTGATGGCAATGTGACTGGTGTCGCTTATGGTTATCACGAAGGTAAACAAGGCGCAGACAAATTCTTACAAAAAGTGTTCGTTGGTTACACTAAACCAATATTAGCAACTGACAAACACAGTGAATCAGAATTTAACGGTAACACTGATCATGGTATTATTGACGAATCTCATCCAACTGAAGCGCATGAAGTAAGTAATTTAACACATTCAGATAGTAATCCATCTGAAACACACGAAACAACAACTAGTGTAAATCATCAATAAGTAGAGTGATAAATTATGGTTACAAAATTAAAAGTATACGATAAAAAAGACAATGTAGTGGGAGAAGCAGAGTTACATGAAGATGGTACATCTAAAGTAACCATTAATAATCTTGAACCTAATACAGTATACCCTGAAGGTACATTCAGAGTAGCACATGTTAAAAATGAAAAGGTGTCAGATTATGTAGACGTACCCGAATTTAAAACGAAACCAACTACTACAAACAAAGACGAGGCACAGTAATTATTACTGTGTCTTTTTTATTTGAAGAAAAGGAGCTAATACAATGATTAGATTTGAAATTAAGAATCAAGAAACTGGTAAAACTGAAATCTATAAAAAGGACTTTATCACATTAGGAGAAGCTGAAAAATGCTATACGTATTTAGAAGCGGTAGAAAAGGAACGTGAGAAAGAGAAACCTGATGCAAGTAAAGTCAGAGTAAAAGAACGTCAATTACTTGTCGATTTATTCAAAGAACAAGGCTTAACAGAAGAAACAATCTTAAACAGTATGAGTACAAAAACATATACAAAAGCGATTCAAGATATCTTTCGAGAAGTCAACGGTGATGATGAAGAAGATACAGAAATTGAAACAGAAGAAGCGGGAAAGACAGGAAAGTAATTTCAATAAAAGATATTTTATCGAACATTAAAAAGATACAAACGTACTGTATGGAAAAGTACGGATGGACAATCATAGAAGTAAAACAACAACCTTATTTCGAAGTATTAGACTTACTTGCTTTAAATAAAGAAGATGAAGCGTCTCAACAACAAAAAGAACAAAAATTAAGCACCGATAAAGTTTACACAGGTAAAGATTTAAAATTATTGTTCGGTGGTTAGAAAGGAGGTAAATATAAATGGATGAAAAGTTACAAGGTTTAACCTTAGAGATGTCACTTGATGCGATTGGCGTTCAAGAAGGTATGAAAGGCTTGAAACGACAATTAGGTGTCGTAAATAGTGAAATGAAGGCAAACCTATCCGCCTTTGATAATTCAGAAAAATCTATGGAGAAGTACGAAGCAACTTTAAAAGGTTTGAATGAGAAGTTAAAAGTTCAAAATCAAATGTTTGTACAGTCTAAAAATGATTTATCAAGATTAAATGCTGATTATCAAAATGCAGTAAGTCGTGTCAAAGATGTAGAACGTGCTTATGAAAAACTAGTAGAAACAAATAAGAAAAATAAACTAGCTTACGATCAATCTACTAATGCTATGAAAGAATCAAACGCCGAACTAAAAAAATCTGAGGCACAATTTGCTAGAACGGTAAAACGTAAAGATGAAGCATGGCAAAAGTTAAAACAATTAAGACAAGCTGAAAAAGACTTAAAAGAAAGTAATGAAGCAACCACTGCACAATTAAATAGAGCAAATAATGCGATACAAAAACAAGTAGAAAAGCATAAAGAGTTAGTAGCTAAGTACAAAGAAGAAGAATCTCAAGTTAAAAAGTTACGACAAGAAAATAGAGAATTATTATCTTCACATGAGAAAGTTACTAAAAACTATCAAACTTCTAATAAGGAATTAAAAGAAACTGGCGAAGAATTTAAGCAACTGAATACAACGATTAAAAATCACAATAAATTATTAGCAAGTGCCGAACGAAATGTAAATAATGAACTTTCAGCATTAAACAAGTTAGAGCGACAAGTTAATAAAACTAAGTCAGAAATGAATGACTTTAATCGTGAACAAGTAATTGCTAATAGTAGTTTTACTAAAGTAGCTGAACATGCTGATAAACTATCCAATAAATTTGGAGCAATCAGCGACAAAATGAAAAGTACAGGTAAAACAATGAGTGTAGGTATTACTGCACCGGTTGTAGCAGGTTTTGGTGCTGCAATTAAAACAAGTGCCGATTTTGAAGCGCAAATGTCAAAGGTAGGCGCAATTGCTCAAGCAAGTAGTAGTGATTTAAAAGCTATGACGAATGAAGCGGTCGACTTGGGTGCTAAAACAAGTAAAAGTGCAAGTGAAGTTGCAAAAGGTATGCAAGAGTTAGCATCATTAGGATTTGATGCTAAGCAAACAATGGAGGCTATGCCAGGTGTAATTAGTGCATCTGAAGCAAGTGGCGCAGAATTAGCAACTACTGCACAAGTTATGGCTTCATCAATCAATGCGTTTGGACTAAAAGCTTCAGATGCAACACATGTAGCCGATTTACTTGCTACTGCTGCAAATGATAGTGCTGCAGACATTAATTACATGGGTGATGCGCTTAAATATGCTGGTACACCTGCAAAAGCATTAGGTGTAACACTTGAAGATACTTCCGCGGCAATCGAAGTAATGTCTAATTCAGGTCTTGATGGCTCACAAGCAGGTACTGCATTACGTGCATCATTTATCAAATTAGCAAGTCCATCCAAAGAAGCATCAACATTAATGCAACAATTAGGTGTCCATTTAATGGATGCTAAAGGTCACTTTGTAGGTATGCCACAATTGATTTCACAATTCCAAAATGGATTAAAAGGAATGTCAAAAGAACAAAAACTAGCAGCTATTTCTACTGTAGTAGGTAGTGAAGCGGCAAGCGGTTTCTTATCGTTAATTGATGCTGGACAATCTAAAATTGATAAGTACAGTAATGCTTTAAAAAATTCAGATGGGGCAAGTAAAAAAGCATCTGATCAAATGAAAAATAACCTTAAAGGTTCAGTTGAACAATTAAAAGGTGCATTTGAATCACTAGGAATTAAGATAGGTAATGATTTAGCACCTGCCATTAGAAAAGGGGCGGACTGGTTAAGTAACTTTGTAGATAAATTTAGTAGTATGCCTGGATTTGCTAGAAAAGGTGTAATTGCGCTTGGTTTGTTTACAGGTGCAATAGGTCCGATTATCTTAGCAGGTGGTATTTTAGCAGGTGTGATTTCTAAAGCAGTAAAAGGCTATAGAGATTTAAATAAAACAATGGCTATCAATAGTGCAGAAGCAGCTATTAATGCTAAAGCAATTGATGTAGCTTCTAATTCAATTGGTAAAACTGGAAAAGTTGCTAAAAACTCTAAAGGCCACATGAGTGAGTTAGGAGATGCAGTCGGTAATTTAAGTACTGGATTTAGTGGGCTTGGTAAAAAGGTGCCAGGCGTTGGCGGTAAATTTGGTAAATTCGGTAGTTTACTTGGTGGACTGATATCACGATTTGGTAGTTTAGGTAATGTGTCTAAATTCGCAGTTGGAGCAATTGGTAAACTAACTATACCACTCACAATTATTACTACTGTTTTTACGTTAGCATATCAAAAGTTAGATTGGTTTAAACAAGGCATACATGATTTAGGACGTTTATGGAATGAAACAGCTGGTAATTTAGGCTTCTCATGGATAGGTAAATTCACAAAAGGAATAGGAACTGCTTGGGATAAAACAAAAGAATTTTCAGCTAAACTATTAGAATTGACACCTATGTTTAAAATGTTAAAAGTATCTTTTGATGGTATTCACAAAGGTGTGGCTAAAGCTACTGATAAAGTTGATGTGTTTGGTAAAGGTGTATCTAAAGAAACTAAATCGGCACTTGGTTCATTCGTAAATTACTCTGAAAAATCTAGTAAGATATTAGATAAAATGCGTATTAATCATGGCGAGATAACTCAAAAAGAATCACAAGAATTAACTAATCTAAATAAAAAAATGAGTGATGATTTAATAGAACAAATGAACAAGCGTAAAGATAATGAACTTAAAATTGCTCATGATGTTCTAGATAAATCTACTGCTATATCTGAAGAAGACAAAAAGCGCATATTAAAGAAAACTGAAGAGAAAAACGATATAGCTATTAATAAAACACAAGAATTGAATAGAAAAATAAAAGAGATAGAAGATAAAAGAAATAATGGCGGTAAATTAACAGATAAAGAAGTTAAAGATTTAGAGTCACTTTATAAACAAAGACAAGAGATTGCAGTTAAAGCGTTATCTAATGGGGAAAAAGAACAACAGCGCATTTTAACTCGAATGTCAATCAATCGTAAAGCTGTATCAGTTGAAGATGCTTCTGAAACTGTTAAAGAAGCAAATAAAGCACGTGATGATGCAAAAAAAGATGCTAAGAAACGATATGATGATAAGATTGACGAAATTAATTCAATGGTTGGATTATCTCAAAAAGAAAGAGAAAAATTATTAAAAGAAGCTAAAGATAAGTATGACAATGAAAAGCAATTAGCTGATAAAAACCATGATAAAGTTATAAAGAATTTAAAAGGGTCTAATAAGGACATTGAAAAAGAAATAGATTTATCAAATGGTAATGTATATACTGGCTTTCAAAAGTTTTGGAAAAATGTTAAAGGCGGACAATTTGATTTTTCAAAATATATAAAGGGTAAATGGAAAGATTTTACCGGTTATTTAGGTGGTAAAGTTGACGAATTGAAAGACTTAGGTAAAAAAATAGGAAAGCCGTTTAAAGATGGATATGAGATTATTAAAAATAAAACTAAAGATATTCGTGAAAATGTAAAAATTGGTTTGGAAAGACGAAAGAATCTGCAGAAGAAAAGTTAACAGGTTTAAAAACAAGTGCTGAAAAGAAATGGGATAAAATCTCAAGTATTGCTTGGTCAAATGCACAAACGGTTTGGAAAGGTACTTCAAAATGGTTTGGAAAAGCAAAAGAAAGTGTAACTGGTAAATTAACGGATATGAAAGATTGTGCAAGTGGGAAATGGGATGCAATTTCTAGTATAGCGTGGTCAAATGCTAAAAGTGTATGGAGCGGCACTTCAAAATGGTTTGGAAATGCATTTAGTAGCCTAAAAGGTTGGGTAGGCGATATGTATGAATCAGCCTTTGATAAATTTGATAGTATCTCAAGTACAGCATGGTCAAATGCAAAATCCGTATATAACGGTTTTAAAACTTGGTTAAGTAATACACTAGATTGGATTAAAGCAATCGGTGGAGAAATGGCAGATGCTGCAGCTGATTTAGGTAAATCTGTTGCAAATAAAGCAATCGGTGGACTTAATAGTATGATTGGCGGTATCAATAGCATTTCTAAAGCTATTACTGATAAAGACTTAATTAAACCTATACCAACACTTTCAACTGGTACAATGGCTAGTCCGTCTGTTTCAACTGATTCGAATGGTGGCTTAACTGCACCAACTTTAGCAATTGTTAATGATCGTGGCGTGGGTAATGCTCCAGGTGGTGGTGTGCAAGAGATTATCCACAGAGCAAATGGAACACTTGAAGCGCCACAAGGTAGAAATGTGCTTGTTTCTCTAGGAGTTGGGGATAGCGTTATTAATGCGAATGATACACGACGTTATCAACGTATGGGAGTAATACCACGTTTCTCAACAGGTACTAAGAAAAAAGACTGGTTAGAAAATATGGTGGCTTCAATCGGTAAATTCGGTAGCAAAGCTAAAGATACATTCCATAATATCAAAACTGGTGCAAAAGATATGATAAAAGCAGCAGGCGATAAAATTAAAGATGGGGCATCATGGCTAAGTGAAAAAGTTGGTGATGTTTGGGACTATATTGAAAATCCAGGTAAGTTAGTATCTAAAGTTATGGATAGCTTAGGTATTAGTTTTGGCGAAGGTAACCATGCCACTATCAAAATGGCTAAAGGTGCATTCAATATTCTCAAAACTAAATTAATAGATAAAGTTAAATCTTGGTTTGAAGAGTTCGGTGGTGGCGACGGTTCATATTTATTCAATTATCCAATTTGGCAACGTTTCGGTAGTTATACTGGTGGCTTAGGATTTAATGGTGGCCGTCACTATGGTATGGACTTTGGTATGCCAGCTGGTACAAAAGTTTACGCAGTTAAAGGCGGTACAGTAGATAATGTATGGTATGACTATGGTGGCGGTAACTCAATTCAAATTAAAACAGGACCAGGCGAGTGGAATTGGTATATGCATTTATCTAAACAACTTGTACGTTTAGGTGAACATATTAGAACTGGACAATTGATTGCAGAATCGGGGGCAACTGGTGCATTTTGTAAAGGTGCTCACTTACATTTCCAATTAATGCGCGGAGACCATCCTGGAAACGATACAGCAATTGATCCAGAGTCATATCTTAAATCATTGAAAGGTGCTGCAGGTGGTAATGGTGCAGATGCTGCGAGAAGTGCCATTTTAAAAGCGCAAGCTATTTTAGGTGGAAACTATAGAAGTAGTTATATAACTGAACAAATGATGCGAGTAGCTAAACGAGAATCAAATTATACACCTAATGCAGTCAATGATTGGGATATCAATGCGCAAATGGGAGATCCGTCAAAAGGTATGTTCCAAATGATAGGTTCGACATTTAGAACTTATGCTAAGAGTGGATTTGGTAATATTATGAATCCGGTTGATGAAGCTATATCTGCAATGAGATATATTGTTGATAAATATGGTTGGAATGGATTTAAGCGTGCAGGAGATTATGCATATGAAAATGGTGGTTTAATTACTAAACATCAAATTGCAGAAATCGGAGAAGGCAACAAACCGGAAATGATTATCCCACTTACAAAACGCAGTCGTGCTATTAAATTAATAGAAGATGCAATGCGCATTGTTGGTATGGATACAAGTTCTAGTAATGTCACAGTAAATCAAGATAATTCAACAGTTGAAAAATTATTAAATCATATTGCGATATTAACTGATACTGGTAATAAATTAACAAGAATGTTAATAGAAACGGTTAAACCTAATCAACAAAATAACAGCTTAGACAATGTTGAACAAACATTATCAAAAATAAGTGCTACACGTGCATTAGCACTTAATTACATGGAAGGGGGACTTGATATTTAATGAGTGAAACATGGGTTAAAATCATTGAAGATGGTATCGAATACGATATAGATGAATTTGCTGGATTAATGTTTTTAGATGCTAAAGCAAGCTATCCTTCCGAAAATGAAAATAATGTGTCTATCAATGGTATTGATGGTGTTTTACCAGGAGTGATTAGTTTCACTCCTTTTAATTTAGTATTGCGTTTTGGTTATGATGGAATAGATGCTAGAGAAATTGATTTATTTGAACATTATTTTAGAAGTATTTTTCATAGAAGAAAACCATATGCAATTGTTACATCTCAAATGCCAGGTATTAAGTATTCAATTAGCGGCGCCTCTATACAACCTACAGTAAAAGATTTTTGTTCTTTAGAATTAGAAGTTACTTTAAAAGTATATAAAGGTTATTCAGAATCAGTAAATACAACTGGAAAAGACTTTGTATTTAATTCTGAATGGATGCTTGAAAATGGATTACCTTTAAACCACAAACCAAAGTATCATTTTAAAACAAGAAGTTTTCAAGTTTGGAATGGTTCAACAGATACAGTAGATCCTAGAATGCGTCATAAGTTAAAAATATTGATGCAAATTAATGCAGTCGGTGGTTTCCAACTAGTTAATACTACAACAGAGGATAAATTTAAATATAATAAAACAATCGAATATCGTTCGAAATTCATGTTAAATGACGTATATGCATATAAAGATAATCAAAGAGTTGGGATAGATACGAATAGAGGTATCATTACGCTTGCACCTGGAATGAATAATTTTGAAATACTTGGAGATGTAAAAGATGTAGATATCGTTTTTGAGTTTCCATTTATTTATAGATAAGGTGATGTAAATGGATAGACATAAGCATTTATCAATTATGAATTTTGAACAAACAATATGTGAAAATTTAATTGAAATAGATTATAGCAGTTTTAAAGATACGTATGAATTAAATAATGCGAGAATGATTACATTTACAGCATACCGAACGAATGCTAATCGATTTGTATTTGATTTACTAGTGAATGAAAACTTTGTCATTTATAAAGGAGAGAAATTCATTATTAAAAATGCAGTTTCTAAAGTCGAAGGGTACAAGGTATCAATGGACATCACTGCTTATCATGTAATGTTTGAATTTCAAAATCACTTCGTGGAACAACTTGATGACGATAGTAGTGATAAAAAGAAAAAAGAATATACATTATCACAGTATCTTGAGTATGGTTTTAAAAATCAAAAGACAAATGTGAAGTACACATATAAATTATTTGGTGACTTCAGTAAAAAAATCATGGTTGATAATATAGGCGGTAAAAATGGAATTGAGTTTATCAAAGAAGCTATTGATTTATTCAAATGTATTATCTATCCAATCGATACTGAAATAGGTTTTTATACTCCTGAAAATTTCTATAAACGAAGTGAAGAGATTATTAGATATAAATATAATACTGATAATGTCGTCGCTACTATTAGTACAGTAGAATTACGAACTGCAGTTAAAGCATATGGCAAACGACGAGATAACGACAAAAAGAAAAAGTATGAAGCTATGATTGAATACGTGTCACCACAAGCTAAAATATATGGTAAACGATATGCAAGTCCAATCAATAATGATGATATTACAAGTGAAACAGAACTAAAAAAATGGGCTGAATCACAACTTCAAGATAAACCTAAAACAGAATTAACAGTTAACTATATTAGTTACAAACATTTGTCGCCTAGAGATACGATTTTCTTTATTCATGAATTAATGAACTATAATACTGAACTTAAAATCATCAAGTTAGAACGGGGACATCCATTTGTACAAACGATTGACATTTTAACATTTAGTAATGAATTAGAGGATATGGTTAAAATTCAACAATCGCTTAATAAAAAGTTAAAGGCTCAAGATAATAAATTTGATTATAAATTAAATGAGTTTAATCGTTCAGTATCTAAAAATATGAAAGAACTCATACATGTAGGCGAAGCGGTAGGAAGTGTATTAGAATGACAGAAATCAGACCACTTTATTTTGAAGATGAACATATATATCCACAAACACACGTGCAAGCGATTGTAGGATTAAATAATGCTACAACCGAAAAAAATGGGCTATTATCCAAAGAAGATAAACAAAAACTAGATAAATTAAACGTAACAGACTCTAACAAATTAGGGTCTGTTTTTTATAAGGAGGTGACCTTAAGTGCCGATAACGAGCATTAGAACTCTTACTGTAAACAATGAAGAAGTATATGCTAGGACTCATATACAAGGAGTGGATGGATTATCAAATTCAACCGAAAATAAAGATGGTTTAATGTCAAAGGAAGATAAACAGAAATTAAACAGACTACAAGAATTTGATATATCCAAATTAAATGAAGCGACTAAAATAAGTCCCGGTTTAATGAGTATGGAAGATAAACAAAAGCTGGATAGTATCGATAAACATAATCAAATAATTAATAGGAATGTGAACGTTTATCCAAATAAAACACAAATAGTTAATTTAAATAAAAATTTAACATCTTGTTTAAACGGAATTATCTTAGTATGGCGTTTAGATGATATAGATGATTTATATCATTATCAATACGTACCTAAATACCATAACAATCATCCTAATACTTATATTACAGAAGTTATCCCTTATAGAAATCAAAGTAATAAACTCGACTACTGTATAAAATTAGTAAGAGTATCTAATACACAAGTTGTAGGTGCAGCAAGTAATCAATTAGCACCATCTAATCATGTTCGATTGCATGAAATTTTGGAGTATTAGGAGGTAGAACATGGGGTTAATAACAACAAACTTAAGTAATCAAGCAGGAGCGGAGTTTAGACGACAACTCATTGAAAACTTCAAAGAAATTGAAGATTTTATGGGCGATTACAAAACTGGAGAAGCGGAAAAGAAAATTTCTAGTCTAGTTAAAAAATATGAAGATGAATTATTTAAAGAAGTCAGAGCAATCGTAATGCCGGAAGAATCGCCACTTGAAGTGACTAAAGAAGTCGTTGATAGCAAAACGGATTTAAAAGGCGTTAAACATGGTTCATTATCAGAACGTATTAGAATTGATTTAGAACAACTAAAAAAAGATCAAGTTGAAAATAATCCACTACACAATACAGTAGTGACTAAAAATGGAACTGTTGTCTATGATTATTCTAAAAAATCACAAACACTATCTGATATTAAAAACATTTATTGTATCGGTGATTCAGTTGCTAGAGGTTTACATGCTAGTAAAAACTTTGGGCAATTTTTAGCAGAAAAATTAAATGCTAATTTAAATAATTTAGCAGTATCGGGTGCAACATTCTCTAAAGCAAGTGATAATAGTATATTTGACCAGGCCTTAAAAGTTAAAGACGCAGACTTAGTTATCGTACAAGGTACTGATGATGATTGGCTAAAAAATGATGGTATTGAACTTGGCGTAGATAAAACTGATATTAGAACATTTTTAGGTGCATTCTATCAAATTATAAAAGTGATTAGAGCACAGAATAAAGATGCAAAAATTGTGTGTATGACTGCAACACGTCAATTACCAGTCAACGGTACTTACATTAGAAGAAAAGATACGGATAGAAATAGATTAAATTTAAGCTTAGAAGACTATGTTAATGCTCAAGTGTTGGCATGTACTGAATTAGATGTACCTGTTTTTGATGCATATCATACAGATATCATAAATCCATATAATCCAGGATTTAGAAAGAAGTGTATGGTAGACGGCTTACATCCTAATGAGTTGATACATGAAGTGATTAGTTATGAATTACTTAAAAATTATTACTATTTCTATGGTTAAGAAAGGGATGATATTAGATGGCAAATCAAGATTTATTCTTTGATATTACAAAGCAAGGTACAGAACAAGAAAAACAACAATATATCATTAGTCGTGTCGGTGATGGTGGTTTAAAAGCAATTACAATTACTGTTTATTCAAATGGTCGTCCATATAATATTACTGATTTAACTCCAGTTTTCGAAGGTGTTAAACCTGATGGAGAACGTATTATTGACACAACAGGTGGTTTAGTATTAGATCCACGTAACGGTGTGTTTAGATACATTCTTCCACAACAAGCAAGTACTGCAGAAGGTGATTACCAACAAGCATTCTTTAAATTAAAACGTGGAGAACAAACAGATTCATCATTAGAAGTACGTATTAGAGTATTAAAAAACAAAGTAGAGTTTGGTATTAATTCAGAAAGTTACTTTACTGAATATCAAAAAGAATTAGAACGATTAAGAACAACTGTAAATACTGGTATTGAAGAATTAAAGCATACTGCAGAAGCGACTGAAGTTAAAATTAATAGTGAGGTAGAAACAGCTAAAGCGTTAGACACTCAATTAAAAGCACTACAGTCAGCAATAAATAGTAATCAGTTAGCGACTAGAGAAGATTTAACTTCTCAAATTAAACCATTAAGCGATCAAGTTGTAGCATTTACAAATTCACTTGAAACTACAAAAGATACTGTAAATGCAAATGTACAAAAATTAGTAGATACTAAAATGGATGCAGGAGTAGCACCTGGAGTATTAAGTAATCCTGCGAATATTACTAAGTCTGGAAATTATTACTATAATAGTAGCACTCAAGGTTTACCTACATTAAATGGAAGTAACGCGAATGGAATTATTCAAGCAGTTATGCGTGATGAGAATAATGGTATGTTATCTATTTTAGGTACTGGTTTAACAAGAGAAAAATATAAAGGTAAATTATACGATAGATGGAAATCTTCTACGCCAATATTATTATGGAGTGGCAGAGCATCAAGTGGCGATACTGTCCAATTGAAAGATGATGTTCACAATTACGGACAACTTATTATCAACGTTACATTTACAAGTAATAGACATGCTACACACTTTGTGACTGTACCGAATAATGGAGAAACTTTATATTTAAATAATATCGGATTAAGATCTTCGGGGAATGGTTATAAAAATGGTTACCTAGATGAATTATCTATTTTATTTAAAGATAACAATCGTATTCAAGTGGTTAAGTCATTACTTGCTACTGATGGAGAACAAGCAATTAATTCAGATACAGCAATTACAGCAATATATGGAATTTATTAATCTCTACCTATTTAAATAGGTAGTTTTTTTAATACTAGGGGGAATTTATTAAAATGGCAGAAATGGCAGATAAATATAATATTGAAGTAGACGACTTTATGAGTCTTATCTATTCGGGTAATAAGGTGTTTGTTTATATTTTATTATTACTTATTTTTGTAGATGTAGTTACTGGAATGATTACTGCATTTAGTGAAGGTAAATTAATGAGCAAGAAAGCAATGCTAGGGTATGTTAAGAAAATCGCATTTTTATGCGTCATCATTGTATCAAATACATTAGATATTATTTTCCAATTACATGGCTTACTTGTTAATGCAACAGTAATGTTCTTTATTATTGGAGAAGCAACAAGCATTGTAGAAAATTCAGTGAAGTTGGGCGTACCAATTCCTGAACAACTTAAAAACAGATTAAATATTACTGAAGAAACTAACAAAAACTAAGGAGTGGCTTATATAGTCACTTCTTTTTATTTAGGAGCGATAAATTATGGCAAAAGAATTTTTAGAAAATTGGAACGGTGTACCTGTATATTTAGATTTAATTCCTTATGGCACACGTCGTACTGGACAAAAATTAGATACTGGAAGTCCTATCTTCGCAGTATATCACGATACTGGTAATCCAGGCAGTACAGCACAACAAAACGTGGACTATTATAAAAATACTTACATGGAACCGTGGGCATCAACAGCTTCAGCGCACTTCTTTGTAGATGATAAAGAATGTATTATTAATGTACCAATTGATGAGAAAGCATGGCATGTTTTATATGATACGCCTACTGATAATTATTACTTTGGAGATGATGCAAACGATGCTGCGTTTGGGGGCGAGTTATGTTACTTCCCTGATGATAGAGAGCGTTCATTAACTGCATTAGATAATTTCGCAAGAGTCTGTGCAGTATTATTTGAGTCTTGGGATATCGACCACTTCCATAAGTGTCCAGGTCATCAAGATATACAAGATGACAAGCAAGATCCAGGTAATGCACTTGAAGCGTGTGGCTATGGTAGACATGAGATTGATGTCATTGATAACTTAGTACAAAAATATATGGATGGTACAGATGTAGATAAAGATACAATTACAGATTTACCTGAAAAAGAAGATGTGATTGAGAAAAAACCAGTCGGATGTACACGTGTTAAAGTATGGTCTGAAGAACCTTATTACAGAGGAACAATTAAATATGATGCATCATTACGTGAGCGTGCTGGCAGTAGCTTTGATAACTACAGTTTTGCGAATGAAATTGATGTAGTGTCGGAAGGTACTACAGTTTATATTTATGAAGAAATCAAAGATCCACAAGGTAATGTTTGGTGTCGTACATTCTCACCTAGCAACAATGGTTGGGTGCACGTAGATACTATTGAAGTAGAAGAGACATATAAAGATTAAATTAAGGGCGGTCAAGAATGACTGCCTTTTTTGTTTATTGACATAGCTTTTATAAAAAATATCACATATAATACAAAAGTATATAACTAATTGCGAATGTAGAAATATTTCATAAAGGAGATAAATAAAGACATGGAATTCTTAGTGCAGTTGGCAACAATTATTACATTGATTTTTACTGGTTATCAAGTATATATGGCTAGAAAAGAAAATAAAGATAAAGAATTAAAAGAGCTTACTAAAAGAAGAAGAAAATTTGATGTATTAACAAATGAATTATCAGTAAAAAGTAATTATATTAAACAAGCATTTTTAAAGTTTGAACATAATTATAAAATGTATTTAAGTATGCAAGATAAAAATACTATTGAAAGTAAATTAGATACTATTGCATACTATATACTAAGCTATGTTAATAAACCTTTCATTGAAAACATAATTTCTACAAAAGAAACACTTGATAATTTTTATCAAGATAGTATTTCTGATAAAGATATTAATTATGAAACGTATGTTGATATTAATAATGAATTAAATATAATTATTGAAGATTTAAAAATTGCTTTGTTAGTATCAGAAAATTATATACCTTCTTACGATGAAAAATTGATTTCAGAAACAAGAAATGCAGTTATAAATAAAAAAGATACCAAGGACTTAAGTTTAATAAATGAGAATTTTAATGGTCAAGGTAATGTATTTATAGCTAATCCTTTAATGTATTATAAAGATATTTTATTTAAATATCGTTTTTATTTTCATAAAAATGATGATATCCCCGTATTTCTAATTGATGCAAATAAACAAGTTGGAAAAGTTAGAGTTTTTACTGAGGTATTTGATTATGAGAAAACCCATAATCAAATTAGAGATTTAATTACAGAGCTTAATTATATACTAAAAAATTATTAAGAAAACTTTTTGTTTTATTGAAATGTAATATACATACATAACTGCCTTTTATATTTTCTCTTAAGTGATATACTGTATTCATAATTGAAAGACTTCCTTTATGATTGAGAATCATGAAATAAGGTCATTTTATGAAACATACTCAAATGTACGCTAACTTGCTATCAAGAACAGTAGAAGCATATATCAGTACTTTTTATTACAAAGATTACAGAGTTGAAGTTTATCAGCTTGATTTTAATCGTAAAATTTATAGAGTCAGTAAAAGCTATACTTATAAAGTATTGAACAATTTCTTTTTTAGAAATGAAGCTTTGGAATTCATAGATAATGTATAGTTAGAACTCTATTGCAACTAATTAAATAGTTCGAGATATAAATAAAGTCAAAAGATAACTTAACTTTATATTGATGAAACTTAAAATGAGAAAAACAATAAACCCACGAACTAAATGCTAAAAAATAACAAATTAAAAAGACAATTTCTATTGAAATAACATAGGAATTGTCTTTTTTAGTTTATGTGAGATGATTTTATTTGTAGACTCTTTTTATATGATAGAGTTGCTCATTTCGATATTTAACTTATTATTTTCTACCGTAAAGCAAATAGTGTTCTTAATAATTTTAGTAACTATCTTTTTATGAAATAATCCATATTTTAAATACTGTATATTGACTTCTAAAATTAAATCAATAGAGTAATTATTTTTAAAAGCTTTAGATTCATAATATATAGAAGCTAAAACACTTATCAAATCATTATTAGATTTTAATATAAAATCTTTTTTTGATGAAAATTTGTCTAGTGAGTTATTTAACTCTTCTATATATAAATTTGAGTTAGATAATAACTTATTCTTTTTTTTATTAGCAAATAAATGTTTATAGTTTTTATTTTTCTTAAAAGAATACTTTGCATTGAATAAAAAAACATCTTTTTCACTTAAATTTATAATTTTTAAGAAATTAATATCTTTTACTTCATTTTTAAAAGCTGCTCTAAACTCTATATCTTCAATTTCATTGGGTTTGGAAATAATTTGATTAGATCCGTTAAGTATGTATATATCAATAATCTCTTTATTATTTTTTAAAATAAAACTGTCAATCTCTTTATTTCTTAAATATAAAAATTGACTAATAGCAACTATACTAGAAGCAATGGCAGCGATTGCTGAATAGAGTGAAATAGGGATTTGGAAAAAAAAGTTCATCAAATTAGCCAT